GAGAGACGGCTTCCAGAGGTAGTTGTCGTTCTTGTCCTTCAGCTTCATGAGCTGAAGCAGGATGGTCTCGTTGCAGACGAACTGTGCGTTTCTGCGATAGGGAGACTTCAGGCTGTAGTAGAGGTCGAACACCTCGTCAAAGGTGATCGCCGTCTGGGATGCCGCAGTGACACCCAGCTCTGCACCGCCGGTCTCATCGAGGATACCGAGGGGCTTCTTGTCGCCGTCACCGGTGAAGAACGCACGCTCCTCGGCATTGCCCATTGCCACGCCGAAACGTGCTGCGATATACGATGCGAGGTCGAATGCAGAGTCGTGCAGAAGCTCGTTGCTGATCTTGATCATCGTGCCGAGCTTGTATGCGGAGAGGGTCGTCTGACCGAAACGGGTGTCGGTCTCCGGGATCTCCTCACCCTCATCGATCCACTGCGCCTCCATCGTGTCATTGGCGATCGGGATCTTGCGGGTACCGGAATTGGTCTTGATGACCGTTGCCATCTGACGGAAGATGTTGTTCTCTTCCAGAGCCTGAATGAGACGGCGCTCGAACTCGTCAGGAACGGTGTAGCCGCCTTCGGTATCCTCACCGACAGAAAGTGCGTTGCGGACTGCAAGCTGATCGCCCTTGTTGCGGATCATATCCCAGAAGGCGGACTTGTACTCGTCGGTTGCGGTCGGGTTTGTAGGCGGCGTATTCTTTGTGCCGGGAGCGTTGGTGACGGGCTTGCTGGTCGGTGCGGAAAGCGCCGCATCGAGGGCTGCCTGCTGTTCGAGACGCTCGATCTCTGCACCGAGTGCCTGCACCTCACCGGCCATTTTGTTGTACTGCTCCACTGCGGAAGCCTCCACGAGACCGTTCTCACCACGGTGCTTTTCGAGGAATGCCTTTGTCTGCTCCCACAGGGTATTACGCTTGCTGCGAAGTTCCATGATCTTGCTCATATCTTTTTCTCCGTTTCTGCCGGATATCTCCGGCGGTCATAAAAATACAGCCTGCTTATCTCAGAAAAGCAAGCTGCTGTTTCAGAATTTCATACGGCATTGCGCCGTCTGCGGTTTTACCGTCCATGCCGATCACAGGCATATCTGGTACTGTGACAGTTACCCTTTCCTCGGAAGGTTTCTGTGCATCATCTGCCTTGCCGTCATCGGGCGGCTCTGTGCCTTCGGGTGCTGCTGAAGCGGTGATCTTTCCCAGAATGGTCTGTCCCATGACACGGGTACTGTACTCCCAAAGGGCATCACCGGTGTCCAGCTTGAACGGCTTCTTTTCGTTTTCTTTCTTTTCATCGCCCTCATCGTCACCGCCTTCCTGATCGGGCTTCTCAGGCTCTTCCGGTTCCTCCGTCTTTTCCTGCGGCTTTTCATCAAAGAGGATCTCATCTGCAAAGCCCAGCTCAACAGCCTTCTTCGCATTGATCCATGTCTCATCGGACATGAGCTTGCTGATGCGATTTCTGCTGAGTCCGGTTTTTGCCGCATATGCGTTGATGATGCTCTCCTTGACTTCATTCAGCGTTGCGATAGCCTTCTCCATGTCCTTGGCATTGCCGAAAGCAATGGTTGACGGGTCATGGATCATGAGAAGTGCGGTCGGAGACATCTGCACGGTATTGCCTGCCATTGCGATCACACTTGCCGCCGATGCAGCGATGCTTGCGATCCTGACAGTGACATTGTGCGGATAGTCACGGATCATTGTGTAGATCTCCGCAGCGGCGAAGACGTTTCCGCCCGGCGAATTGATCCAGAGTGTGAGGTCACCGTCTTCGGCATACAGCTCGTCTCTGAAATCCTGCGGCGTGATCTCATCACCCCAGAAGGAATCCGAGTCGATCGGCCCCTCCAGGCGGAGCACTCTGCCGCCGCTGTCATCGTGAATATAGTCCCAGAATTTCGGCATTTACATCCCTCCGTTTCGTACTTTCTTCCTGCGCCTTTTCCGCAGGAATCTGTCATCAGTCGATTCTTCATCCGGTTCGTCCTGTTCCTCTGTATCTGTTTGTTCCGGCTCGTCCAGGTCGTATGCGGCACCTGCATCCTGCAGCTTATTGTAGCTGCCGTTGAGATAATAATCATCACCGCCGAGATCGTGAGGAATGAGATCCATGTTTTCAAGCCTGCGCACATCATTCGGCGACATAAAGCCGTTGCCGACACCGATCGCATAAGCGTTCATTCTGCTCTGATAATCGCCGCGCATCAGGCCGTCCACATTGAATTTCGGGAAATATACATCCTGTTCTTCCTCCAGCAGAAGGTCTTTGATGATGCCTTTTTCAATGCGGATGATCCACGGCATGAGGGAATACTGCACGAATGCGATACCCTGATGCTCGATGTTATTGAAGGTGCTGCGCTTCAGATCCTGTACCAGATGGGGCGGAACCTGAAACATTCGGCATATTTCCTCTACATCAAATTCACGGGTCGATAGGAACTGCGAATCCTCCGGCGGCAGGGATATAGGCTTATACTGCATTCCTTCCTCGAGGACTGCGATGCGGTGTGCATTGCGGGAACCGCCGTACACTCTCGTCCAGTTTTCACGGATCTTTTCCGGGTTTTTCAGCACGCCCGGATGTTCGAGAACACCGGCAGGCTGCGCTCCGTTTTTGAAAAAGGCACTGCCGTAACGCTCCACCGCCATTGCTGCACCCAGCGCATTTTTCATCATGGCAATAGGAGAAAATCCCACAAGTCCGTTGAATCCCAGACCGGGGATGTGCAGTATCTCGTCCCGCTGAAAGATGATATCCTTGTCATGCTCACCCGGCTTTTCGTCGGTGTATGCGTGGTAGGTGTAGATCAGGTCACCGCTTTTCGGGTCGCGGTCGATCTCCACGTTCTCGGGGAGAAGCGGATACAGACCGACGATGCCGTTTTTGCCGTCACGGACGATCTGTGCATAGGCGTTGCCCCAGAGCAGCAGATGACACATCAGCGCTTCCCAGAATGAGAATGAACTCATTTCGGGATTCGGCTGTCGGTAGAGTATCTTATACAGCGGATGATCGGTAGCGCGTTCCTTATCCTCGCCGGCACCTGTATATCTGTACAGATGCAGCGGAAGCCCTGCGATGGTATTTGACAGCAGCCTCACGCAGGCGTATACGGTCACAATCTGCATTGCCGTTCGCTCATCCACACGTTCTCCGCTGTGCGTCATGCCGAATACAAACAGATTACCGGAATCCCGGACATTATCCTGAATATCCGGAAGCATCGGTGCATCTCTCGGCTTGCTGATGCCGAGCCAGCTCAAAAAGCCCATAAACATTACCTCCTGTCAGATGACCACAAGGTCGTGGTCGGGTTCATCATATACGCTACCTTGCATTTCATGGCGAATACATCTGTCGAGTGCCATGATCCATGCGACAATGCCGTCGATTTTTTCAGTACTTTTCTTTTTGCTCGGTTTGATATTCTCCGCCGCATCAATTTCAGCGACCACATTTCCGGCCATCCATCTGAGAACGGGATTGCCGCCGTGAACGAACATACCTTCGAGTATGAGCTTATACAGCTCCTTCATCGGAGGCGACATATCCTTGAAGCCCATGCCCATCGGCACAACGGTAAAGCCGTCTCCCTCAAGGTCTGTGATCAGCTGCGTAGCATTCCATCGATCGGCTGCGATTTCCTTGATATTGTACATGGTGTGCAGCTCATTGATCGTTTTCCGTACAAAGTTATAGTCCACCACATTGCCCTCGGTGATATGAAATAGCCCCATGCGCTCCCATACATCGTAGGGAACATGGTCTCGCCGTACACGGAGGTCAAGTGTTTCTCTTGGAAGCCAGAAGTGCGGGACAACGATGTATTTGTCGCTCTCATGCAGCGGAGGAAATACCAGTACGAAAGCGGTAATGTCGCTTGTACTCGAAAGGTCAAGTCCTGCATAGCACTCCCGTCCCCGCAAGGATTCCAAATCAATCGGCAGATTTCCTCTGTCGTAGATATGCTCCGGGATCCATGCGACCGCGCTTCCGACCCACTGATCGAGTCTCAGCTGACGGAATACATTTTCTTCCGCAGGATTGGTCAGCGCCTCACGGTGTGCATCCCGGACGCGGTCAATGGTGATCGTATGCCCGAGAGACGGGTTTGCTTTGTACCATGATTCTTCGGCGTTCCAGTCGTCATCATCGTTCAAGCCATACTTGAAAGACTTGCATTTTTATGGTATACTTGGGTACGATGGAATAGGATCTCTCATTTTCGGGAGCCCCGGGGTAGTATATAATCAGCGGTCGGAAGGCAGGGTCACAGCCCTGCTGATCCGCCGCTTTTCTTATCGGTACAGATGCCTTGTGCTGCGCTCGTAGGCTTCATAGAGGAATTCGGGGTCGAATCCGAATGAGCGGTAGCCGAGCACGCAGGTCCAGAAATATCTCGGTGTCGGTTCGCCGAGCCTGCGCTTTTCATTCATGATGTACACAAAGCCGTTGGTCTGGAGTGTCTTGCCGCTTTTCGTTCTGCGCACCGGAAGGCTGATTTCTTTCTTATAGTAGCAGACCGGGCAGCCTTCGTAGCGGTCGAGCATATGCTCGTGCTCTTCAGTGACTTCCCATACTGCGACCGGAACAACACCGTCTGCCTTCGGCGCAATGGTCAGGTAGAATCCGGTCTTGCTGCCCTTGAACAGCAGCTCGTAGCCCTCCAGAAGTGCGGTCCCGACCACTTTTGCGCCGGGGCATCGCATCTGCATCTGCTTGCGGTTCAGATTGCTGCCGTATGCGAGGTAGTATCTCTTCTTGCTCATGTTATCGTCCTCCGTTCGGGTATTTGGCGGGCGCTGCCCTTGCCGTTGTGTCACATATTACCATACCCTTCGGAGCTTATCAAGCGGGTGAATGTACAGATCATAATGCCTGTTTTTCGCCGTTTGTTGTACAAATTATGCCTTGCCGTAAATCGCGCCGTGTGGGGCGGAAACCGAAACGGGGCAGCTGTGACCCGCCCCCTGTCAAGTGGACAGAGAAAAAAACAAAAATATTCTATGAAGTGACCAAAAGCAATCTGTGCAATTTGTGCAGGCTGCTTTGTTATTAGC